CTTAAAAATTGTTCCTTTTTAAAGAAAGAACCTAAACTTTTCAAAACCAATTTGAATACGTGCCACCTGACGCCATGAATCTAACAGCAGGAACTTGTCGAAATCCAATAACCGTAATATCTGGACCTAACGAATAATATGTTAAATACGAGGAAGCTACAACACTATATGCAGAAACCTTAGTGGCATTTGGAACCATAAAACCCCCAGCCGTAGGAGTAATAAATTTCCGTGGATAATAAAATGGAACCAAGAATTCCTGTCCTCTATTCGTTCCCACGAATGATACAGGATCAATGAAAGTCGGAGCGACCCGAGTAACACTGTTTGATTCAACACGACTTGCTGTGATATACTCTCCAGCTGAGTTTGCAATGAACTTCCACCGCTCACTACATGAAATTCCAACATACATTTGAACAAATAAAGCTGCGTACGTGGTTGGCGCATACTTTCCAATTGCTATTTGATAACCTGGAGGATAATACAAATATGGAAAACTTGTAACAGCCTCACCTGCCACAAATGTTGTTGGTTGTACACGACAAGGTTTTTGCATTAATGCACGAAGTGATTCAAATCTCTCCCCCATACAAATTAATTCTATTGGAAATACATTCTTTGCCTTTACTAATTCAACACTCGTTCCCATCTCAGCACCATCACCTAATGCTCCTTGTAAACGAATGTCGGAATAAACACTGTATGTAGTTGGAACACCAGCACCATTATCGGCTAAAATGGACTCTCTTGGTTTCGCAAACTCCATATCAGGTTTTGCTCGTGCAAATATAAAAATATTAGTGGTTGCAGTTGCTGTTTGTGCATACAATGGATTTACAACTTTAAAATACAATGCACCATTTGCTAATCCAGCTGGAACAATGACATCTCGATCTGAAATTAATCGATTTTGTGCCATTGGTTCGGATTTAACATAATCAACTGATATTGTTTGGTTTTCACTAGCCGCAACATTAAATATATAATTAAACGTAGTATTAGTTGCTTCTGTTGGTGTTGAAAATACATCTGATGTCCAAATAACTTGTAATGTACCTCGATGAAAAACACTAACTGGAATTAGAATCAAATATTCCATTCCTCCTCTCCAGTATTCAAACATCATACCAATGTAGCCTGCAGTTGTAAATCTTCGTACTCCATTAACTCCAGCTCCTATACGATGAAATGATGGTGTTACTAGAACATTTCCTAATGCTGATCCTGAACTCGAAGCAGTTGTCCAAGGTAAAATTTTTACTAATGTATATTTCTCAAATAAATAAGCATTACTTAATAAATCCTCCGGATTTCCACCAATCAATGCTGGATCAATTGATAGTGTATTCGTTCTCATTAATGCACTTACTTCAGAAGAATCAGGTGCATCACAATTTGCGACATTAGAAACAGATCTCATTGTAATAGGTATTGGCATTGTTTGCTTTGTTTCCCTTGTAAATCCAAAGAAACTCAACACATTTTTTGCAATTCCAGCTCCTAAAGCAACTACTGATGCAACTTCACCAATAATTGGAATTTGACTAGCTACTTGCGCTATATGTTGAATCGTTCCTGCCATAGCACTTCCTCGACCTTCTCCAATAACTTTGTGCAATCCTGGTGCAACATGTTTTAAGGCTGAATTTGTTGTTATAGCTGTTTTTCCTTGAAATCTTGGAACCACTAATTTATATCCTTCCATAAAATTTGCATAATACGTTATTGTTCCAACTGTAAAACCTCCAGTTATACCTGTTGCCATCGGTAACAAACAAGTTGAAAATAACGACCACATATCTGTTACATCAGTTGGTGCAAAATCTCGATCATAAATCCAAGGTAATTGCAAAACTCCTTCAGTACACTTTGCAACATCAATTATAAAATGTAATCCTTGTAAACAATTCTCTACTGCTAGTGCTCCAGATAATAAACTTGATGATTGGTTGTTTGTTGGTAAAGCAGTAATCACATATAATCCATACGTTCCTGGAGGAACTGCAATTCTAAAAATTACTTGCACTACAGCATGGTAATATGTAAAATTAGTAACCTTATCAATAACCGCAGGATTGTTGAAAAACTGATTAATGGGATCAGTAAGTGTGGTAACGGATAGTGGCAGATCTCCATTACTAATATTAAAACTATCGATTTTAACTGGTCGACAGAGAAATTCGTCTAATGAAGGACTAGGCATTTCTGCTACTGTTGAATTTATATTGTTTATAGTCACAATTTCAGCTGGATCTGTGCTGATCATTGTTGCGACTTGATTTTCACTACCTATTAAGATAGTAGAGGATTCTATACTCGAACCCTGATTTGTATCAGTTGTACTCATTTGTAAATGTATTTTTGTATATTCATAATTTGCTACTCCGGGACTATACTCAACCCACGTTGTAAATGTTCCACCAAGCAATTGTGAAACCCAATAATCGTAGGTATTAATCATGAAATATCTGTTACCTAGCCAACCTCGCCTAGTAATTATTTCAATAATTATACTTTGCCACTTTTCAAACATTTCTCTCCCATGTAAAAACATCTCTCTCAAGAACTCCGAACACGATATACAAGCGTGATCGACTCCCGACAAGGTTGATGGTTTCTTTACTAGAAGCATCCGAATCATGGACTTTAATGACAATTGTCCAACATAACAACCAAATTCCTCATTATAGAAAAATGATCTTTTTAAAAATTGAACTTTATCAATGGTAGTTAACGTGATACCATGCACGCTTTTATCTGCTCCAGT